TTCACGACACCGAAACAAAAAAAGTATCATCGCTTAAATTTGTCTCGACAAAGGACGATGATGCAACATTGGATTTTCTGACGAAACTTTGTAGCGTGATGCTTCGCGGTGGCGTTGTAGTAATGGATCAAGGGCTTGCAACGGAAGTAACTTACGAAGCTCCTGGGGTTGATGTTGCTGAAGTTAAGTGAGGGAAAAATGACCAACGGAAACTGGCCGCACCAAGACCTAGCCAAAGAACGAATCAGAGAGGCAAGAGCGCGAGGAATCAAGTCGGTGATCGCGGCTGCTCCCTGCGGGGCCGGGAAGTCGCGCGTGATGCAACAACTCACCGAAGAGGAGCGTTCCCAGGGTGGTTCGGTCCGGATCTATCTGCACCGGACCATGCTGAAAGAGCAGCTATCGGAGTCATTCACCCGGGCCGGTTTGGACCACGGAATCATGGCTGCGGGTCACGAGTACGACGAATCAAAGCCGGTTCAGATTTGCATGACCGATTCGGTGTTCGCTCGGGCAATTCGCAAGTCGAGTTGGGATCTTGGAAACCCAAGTTTGGTTCTGTTCGATGAGGCACATCTGCAAACCAAGAACAAGGCGATATCGATCGTCGAGGGTGGGTCGACCGACAACGGGGCAACCTGGGAAGGGCACAAGGCTCGGGGTGCGTTTGTGCTTGGCATGAGTGCAACTCCGGTAAACTGCGGGAGCATGTACGAGGAATTGATCGACTTTGGAACGTACTCGGAAATGAGGCGGGTCAAGGCTCACTTGCCGGTCAGGGTCTATTCTCCGAGCGAGATTGATTGCTCGGGTCTCAAGCAGGACGTCGACAATGAATTCAGCTCCAAGCAGCTCGAACCGAGGGCCTACAAGATTTTCGGCGATGCGTACTCGAACTGGCGCAAGCTGAACCCGGACAGCAAGCCGACGATCCTGTTTGCTCCATCGGTTCCGGCCTCAAGGTGGTTCGCCGAGGAATGGGCGAAGATGGGCGTACCGGTCGGACATATCGACGGCGAGACTTGCTTGCTCCCGCATCGAACCTCGACCGGAGCAATTCACCTGGAAACCTACGACACGACTGCCGAGACTCGAGCGCAGGTCATGGAGATGAGCAAGTCGGGCGAGATCAAAGTCTTGATGAACAGATTCATCCTTCGAGAAGCGATCGATATGCCGTGGTTGTATCATGGCATAGCGGCGACGGTGTTCGGGGGAATCGCAACCTATTTGCAGTCGGTCGGACGGATCCAAAGGTATTTCGCGGACTACGATTTCAAGATCCTTCAAGACCATGGGGGATGCTACTGGCGACACGGAAGCCCGAACATGGATCGAGAATGGACGCTCGGCTGCACGAACAAGACGATAGCGCAGGGCAGAGCAACACGGATCGCCAAGTCTGACAAGCCACAGGACGTTGAGGGGATCTGCTGTCCGAAGTGCAAGGTCTGGCGTCAGTACGGTCAGCGGTGTCCTGGATGCGGCCATGCTCACGCTCAGAGCGTCCGGTCGGTGCAAATGGTCAGCGGCGAGCTAAAGCTGATGCGAGGCTTGGTCACCAAGCAGAAGAAAAAGAAGGCTAAGAACGCGAACCAGATTTGGGTCTCGGTCCTGTACTCGATGAGCCGATCCGACAAGCCATGCAGCAGCGCAATCGCAGTCTGGAAGGCTCGTTGTGCGAAAGAAGGTGTTTGGGCCAACCCTGCTGAATTGCGATTTAAGCCACCGCAGCAGGGGTCGGTTGACTATCACAAGTTGGTTTGCGATGTGTTTCCCTGGACGCGAGCGAGGGTGTCATGAGCTGGATGGAATTCACGAGCCGAAAACAACTCGCAGCATGGTTGCTGTTTTCCGATCAGGGGCTGCGGTTCCTGTCCTGGTTCTTTCGGAAGTACTACAAGAGCATAATGAACAGCGAAGCCGGCAACGCAGCCTACGAGTGGATCCGCTCGGAGGTGATCCGCGAGGAGCAGGAGCGAGGCTTAGCGCGTCGGATTGTGATCGAGCGATTTCCGGACGGGTTCATCAAAGTCTACGGGGAAAAAACTGACGTTGTGTTTATTCACCGATTGATTGTGACAAGCGACAAGGCTTTGGAACTGGACGAACAGTTGGCAGAACTCAGTTGCCCGAAACGGGCCAAGGAGACTTACGATGGCAGGGTGCTGGCAACGGATTTTTATCAGGGGCGAACCGTGGAGCAGGAGGCCAAGCGCAGAGCGAGGATTGCAATCTCAGCGGCGCTCGGTCGATCAGTGCCTACGAAGGATCGAGCGAACCCAAAACTTCGATCTGGTGATAGCGTCGTTGGAGCTGGTCGAGTTTCAGGAAACGCCGGAGGTGTTTGATGGGATCTGCAAAGGCTGGGAAGGAAACTATCGCGACATGCTCAGAGAGCTCATTGAAGCCCTGGGAGATCAACGGCTACAGAGCCAAGTTTGAGTACGATGCGATGCGGTCGCTATTCGCTTGCTGCTGGGCCTGCAACGCGACACGCAAGCCGATGCAGTATTACGGGCCGTGGCTGATCGAACGAGCGCATATCGCAAACAAGCCCCGCAGGGAGGACCGCAGGCTGGTCGTCATGCTCTGCACGCTTTGTCACAAGTTCCAACACGGCGAACGATTGCCTGGGTTCGATCGTCCGAGGCTTACGGTCGGTCAGATGCTCGAACTAAAACGCGAGTGCGATCCGGTGTGGTACGATCCAGAGTTCGTCCAGAAACATTCAGTCAGGCGGCTGCACTCCGAGCCGGTCGTAAATTGGTACTTCGAAGAAAGGATCCGGAACCGTGGTAATTGATCTCCCCTGGCCGAAAGGCGTGACGGCACACAATGAAAAACACTGGTCGGCCAAGGCGACGCCGATTGCTGGCTTGCGGCTGATCGCCAAGATGATCACCTTCGACCAGCTTGCTCGGGGTCAGGTGGCGGTCAAGGGGCCTCACGTGATCCACTATCGGTTCTTCGTTGGCGACAACAAGCACCGGGATCGGGCAAACATGATTCAGATGTGCAAAGCCTTCATCGATGGGATCGCCGACGCCGGGGGAATCGACGGGGACCACTGGCAGATTTCCTGGATTGGGACGGTGGAGGTCGAGATTCGGGCAAAGAATCCTGGGGTCCGGCTGGAAATTTTGCCGAAAAAAATAGAGTAGTTTGCGCCCTGGGGTGCTCGAAAACGGGCCCTTAGTTATAATGGGCCATGTGACGGGTCGATGACCCGATTGTTTTGTTTCTGAAAAGATTTGAAAGGGCAGTAAAATGCTTGAAGTTCTTGATGTTCTTGATGGTTTGCAAGGCGTGATTCGGTCGAAACTCCGAGGCGTAGAGGCCAAAATCGACATCGAAGACGTCATGCAGGACGCAGCAATCGCGATCCTCACAAGATACTCGGCAGCGGCTCGAACCAATGCAGTTTGGACAGCCAAGTCCGCTAGGCGCAAGTGCTGGCGGGATTCCAGGAGGGACCACGAGCGATTGGTCAACGGGGGCAACCCGAGGCAGGAAATCAGCTACAACCCGCTAGCCGATCTGATCCGTGGCGAAGAGACCCAGCAACTCGGTCAGGCGATCGAGCAGCTAGATCCGGACACGCTGACGGCGATCCGGATGCGGTTCTATGAGGACCGAACCTTTGCGGAGATCGCGCAGCACTTCGGGGTCAGCAACCCAACGGCGGCGGCGATGGTTCGGCGTGGCCTGGAAACGCTCCGCGAGGCGATCGGGGAATAAGGAGCTAAGCGATGCGGGTACAAAAAACGCAATGCTCAACTTGCATCTACCGTCCGGATTCGCCCCTGGACCTAAAGAAGCTTGAGGCAGCGGTAGCCGATGGGTACGGTGGTTTCACTGGGCATCGGATTTGCCACCACAGCGACGATGCTTGCTGTGCTGGTTTCTGGGCCAGACACAAAAACGAGTTTCAACTGGGGCAGATTGCACAGCGGCTCGGGCTGGTCAAGTTCGTGGAAGATGACACGTTGAGGGACAAAACAGGATGAGCACAGAGCTAGGTTGGCGTCAATGGAAGGTCAGTGCCTACACTGGCAAGAACCGGAATATCAAACTCGGCAGCAGCTACGTGCTAGCCGACAGCGAACGCGAAGCGATGCAGCTTGGAAGGCGGGCATTGCGTCTGATCGGAGTGCGGGGATCTTTCCAGGTCTCGGCATCGCAGTATTTCCCCTGGAAGGATTTAGCCTTTGTGGGATTCATTTCTCATGTTGCCGGTAGTCCGGCGAAAGGGTAGAGCCATGAGCAAACCGACCGACTGGATCGAAGCGCAGACAGCCAAGCTACTAGCAACAGCTAAGCGTTCGGGGTACTTCCGCGAAGTAATCCAGGACGCAAAGCACTTCGAGTCGCAAGGGTACGTTTGGGATGTTGCGTTGGCGATGGCTTGCGGGTACTGGTGCTCATAAACGAAAAGGAATCGCAGAAGTGACCTACACGCTACATCATGGGGATTGCCTCGAAGTCCTGGCTACCTTGCCCGATTGCTCGGTCGATTGCTGCGTAACATCGCCCCCGTACTTTGGCCTTCGTGACTACGGGCATGACGCGCAGATTGGGTTAGAGCCTACGCCTGACGAGTTTGTGTCGAAGTTGGTTGCGGTGTTCCGTGAGGTCCGAAGGGTGCTTCGAGATGACGGGACGCTGTGGCTGAACCTTGGGGATAGCTACGCAGCGCAGGGTGGAGCGCAGGTCAAGGGAGCCAAGCAAGTCGAAGGGTCGCAGGAGGGTGCGTGGAATGGCGAGACTCGTCGCGCTCCTGGCGGCCTCAAACCGAAAGACCTTATGGGCATCCCGTGGCGCGTTGCGTTCGCGTTGCAGCAACCGTACTACACGGGCATCATCAAGAGAATTGAAGATCGAATCTGGCTTGCGGCGATGCTTGACGCTGAAGGCTGCATGTTCATCCACAAACGTAAAGCGGGGCAGAGCAACGGACAGGGATACGAACGAAAGAACGACACTTATGCACCTGGCGTTGAGATTGCAAACACATCGCTGGCCATCATAGAGCGCGTACACAAACTTGCTGGCAAGGGGTCGATTTGTTCGCAAAGCCCCGATCAGAACAATCGTCGCAAGCAGGTCATTTACCGATGGAATCTTCGCACCACGGAGTGCCGAGAGTTTGTGCAAGAACTATACCCGCACTTGGTTGGCAAGCAGCAGCAAGCTCGCATCATTTGTGGTTGTCCGTCATCGGGCGAGCGCGCTGAAGCTGCTCACGCTGCGCTTATATCACTGCATCGAACCGGCGTATCTGATATTGACTTCGACGCGCCGCCTACCATGTTTGAGCCAGGGTACTACTTGCGGCAGGACATTATATGGAAAAAACCCAACCCGATGCCCGAGAGTGTGCGGGACAGATGCACCAAGGCGCATGAGTACGTTTTCCTGCTGTCGAAGTCGGAAAGGTACTACTTCGATTTCGATGCGATGCAGGAACCATCAGTCGGCAAGCCTAGCGGAAATAAATCGAAGTCTTGGGGTAATAACGAAACTGATGTGCGAGCTGACGGGAGTGGAGAAATTGAAACGATGCGTGGTGTTCCTTGGGACGGTAAACCGACTCGCAATCGTCGCTCCGTCTGGACGGTAACGACTAAGCCGTACAAGGGCGCACACTTTGCGACTTACCCGCCAGCGTTGATCGAGCCTTGCATTCTGGCCGGTTCGCGGGAAGGTGGCGTTGTGCTTGACCCCTTCAACGGCAGCGGGACCACAGGCGAGGTTGCGATCCAGAATGGTAGGCGATACATCGGCATCGAGTTAAACCCCGAGTATCTTGAACTGGCAAAGGCAAGAATCGACGCGGCAATTAAGTATCGTTCAGAGTTTTTATTCTGAACAAAGGGAATCACCATGAGCCAAGAGCTAGAACTGTACCTCGAGCGCAAAGCTATGTGCATGATCGACGGTGGCCTCGCAGAAGAGCAAGCAGTCGAAATCGCCTACGAACAGATCCGGCCAATGCTTACAAACTGGATGCCGGATATCATCTACAAAGACCTGAAACGCTTTGGAAAAAAGTAGCATTGCGTTTTTCTGCTTTGTTGCGTGGAGTTTGATCTTGCGTTACGCTGTTAGTTCCTTCAACCCTTCCGAGGAATCATGGCGAAAAAGAAAAACGAGCCAAGCAAGTGGCAATCGAAGATCGTTGGACATGGCAAAGTTCCTGCGTCGCAACTGCTGGCAAACCCGTTCAACCACAGGCGGCACCCTGAGAAGCAGCGTCAGGTGGTCGCAGCGTCGATCGAGGAACTCGGGTTCATCAAGTCGGTCATTGTGAACCGCTTGACCGGTCACATCGTTGACGGCCATGAACGAGTGATGCAGGCCCTGGGGGTCGGTGAAGAAACGCTGGTCGATATCGAGTACGTCGAACTGAGTCCCGAGGACGAGAAAAAGGCTTTGCTGCTGCTGGATTCGTCAAGCGAGTTGGCGACCGTCGATGCTTCTGATTTGGATGCCTTGGTCAGTGATTGTGCGTTCGATACGGATGTTCTCAACGACTTTGCGAAGGAAATGCTTGACTCTCTTGGAGTCGGTCCAGAGCCGGAAATTCACGAGGATGACGTACCAGAGACCCCGGTCGATCCGATTACCAAACCTGGGGATCTTTGGATCCTTGGCGAGCACCGATTGCTATGCGGGGACTCAACTAAGGCCGAGGATGTTGCACGGTTGATGAATGGGGCAAAGGCAGACCTATGGCTAACGGATCCACCTTACAATGTGGATTACACAGGCAAGACAAAAGATGCGTTGAAGGTCACTAATGATGCAATGTCCGATCCGGACTTCCGAATCTTCCTTGTTGAATGTTTCACAGCAGCTTTTTCTGTTCTCAAGCCAGGCGCGTCGTTTTACGTTTGGCACGCAGATTCAGAAGGATACAACTTTCGTGGTGCTGTCTTTGATTGCGATCAAAAAGTAAGGCAATGTCTTATTTGGAAGAAGCAAACAATGGTCATGGGGAGGCAGGACTACCAGTGGAAGCACGAGCCATGCCTTTACGGATGGAAGGATGGCGCATCGCATGGCTGGTACTCTGATCGAAAGCAAACGACCGTCTTGGAGTTCGACAGGCCAAGCCGAAGCGAAGATCACCCGACGATGAAGCCGGTCGCCTTGATCGCATATCAGGTCGGCAACAGTACAGCACCGCAGGGTTTGGTCTACGACTCATTTCTCGTCTCAGGAACAACCCTAATCGCAGCAGAGCAACTAGGACGCAAGTGCTACGGTATAGAGCTGGAACCGCGATACTGCGATGTCATCGTCAAGCGGTGGGAGAATCTGACAGGCCGACAGGCGGTTCTTGAGAAGGTCGCCCAATAGTCATGGCGGGAGCATCTACCTGTAAGAATGCCGATAGAGCCCTTCGGATCGCCTCGCTAGGCGTTGCGTTATTGGCCTTGCACCATTTTAGCAACGCTTCGCAAAGCGATCCTGGTCGAAACGTGATGCGGTCTTTCATGGGGAAACCTTTTTATTCATTTTTGGATCGTTCAAAGTATCTTTCCGAGCTGGCTTTTCTTCATCGCGTCAATAGCTTCGATCGCGTAAATGTGTTCGATCAGCAGCGGTCCAGCAGTTTCCGGTTGCTGTGCGTCGGCGATCTCAAGCAGGTCGGCCAAGGTTCGGAGCCCCTCAACCGCTTTGTAGTAAGCCTCGCGGATCTCTTGGGCTTGGTGTGCTTCCATAATACGAAAGGTATCTCGAAGGATCTTTTCGTTAGCTTTTTTGTCGCTATCTGTCATGGCGTCGGTTCCTTTCTGTCGTCGACCAGGGGCTATGATTCGCTTTGGTCGAGGAACTTTACAATCGTCGACAGGCGGTGGTTGACCTCGGTTATGTCTCCAACATGGCCCCAGTTGATCCCCTCGGTGTCCGGTGCAGGGCAGTCGTGCAGAAGCTCCAAGATCCGGTCTAGCAAGTCCCTGGCTACTAGGTGGGCGTTTTCGTATGCGGCGTCGGCGGTTAGCTTTGGCTTGGTCATTCTCAGGTTCCTTTTGGCTTGTGGTCTTGTGCCGGTCGTTTGCCGGTCATCCTTGCCACGATTGAAGCATAAGAACTGTCGGACGTTTTGCAAGCGGAGCTTTCGAGAATACAAACAGATTTTTTGATCTAGGCATTTTTTACGAACAACGCTTCCAATCCGAGGCCACAAATGACCAAACGCGCCGGAAAGAAGAAGTCACCGGGCCGCAGGAAAACGACAGGCATCAAGCCGGTGTCACCCGCAGTACCGAAAGCGACAGGCGAACCGAACCCAGACTCGTTTTTCTGGCCTGAACTGACACAGGCAAACGAGGATCTTGCAATCAAAGCTGGGCGAGGGGACCAAGTAAAACGCCTCAAGGATCTGCGGCTGGAACTCAGAGCCGTAAACGAACGATGGCCGATACCCGCAGAACTTAGGGAACGGATGATCTTCGAGTCAGCAAGGATCGTCATGGATCCGAAGGCCGGGGTAAAAGAAAAGCTGTGGGCAAACCGACTGCTGCTCGGAATGGACCAAGCCAACAACAGACCGAGAGACCTTCCGGTACAGATCACCGGCAACACGACGATCACGGTCAACCAAGTCCTGGCGATGCTAGACGGTGGATCCTCCGACGACCTGGACATGCGGGACAGAAAGATTCTGCCGGGGTCGGTCGATGACTACGCTTGACCAAGCACGCGAGGCATTCGATAACGCTAGGGCGATGCGGTCACCCCTGCTGATGGCCGAACGATTCAGCAAGGGGGCATGGCAGCGAGCTAGGCATCTGGCCGTGATTGACTTCGAGTTTCGCAATTTATTGAACGATCCGAATTTAGATATCTTGATTGTCAAATGCCCGGTTCGCCATGGAAAAAGCGAGTACTTAGCGCACTGGGCACCGGCTTGGTTCTTGCTGCGGAATCCGTACAAAAAAATCATTCTGTCGACCAACACGGCAACGCTGGCGAACAATCATTCGCGGTGGGTGCGAGACAAGGTCCACGAGCTTTCACCGATGATGGGACTGGCTGGCGTGGACCCGAACAACTCGGCGGTCAAAAACTGGCGATTGGAAAAGACGCACGGAAGCTGTCTTTCGGCTGGCGTCGAGGGATCGATTCCAGGGTTTGGTGCTGACCTTTTAATCATTGACGACTACATGAAAAACGCGAAGGCAGCGTACTCTCAGAGGGTTCGAGACGGTCAATGGGATTGGTTCCAATCAACGAGTTCGACCCGTCTTGAGCCTGGAGGAAAGTGCGTCCTTTTGTGCACCCAGTGGCACCCGGATGACTTGATCGGTCGGATCGAAAAACAAAAAGATGAGCTGCAATTGAGGGTCCGGTCGATCACGCTCCAAGCCTTGCGCGAGGGGACCGAAATAAAGGATCCGCTCGGTCGGGCCGAGGGCGAAGCATTGTGGCCGGAACGCTGGCCGGCAGAGGTCATGCAGCGTCGGAAGCGACAAGCCGGTCACTGGTGGGACTCGATCTACCAAGGCAACCCGAAGGGCAGCTCGATGTCCAACTGGCCGGAGTCCTACTTCCAAAATATCTGGGCGCAGGACGACGAATTCCCGGACCCGCGAAGCTGCTACCTGTCGGCATCGTTCTTGGACCCCTCCAAGGGCAAGAACACTCGAAAGGGTGACTACCAAGCAATGATCTGGATCGGCTACCACAACGGTCTGTTCTATGTGGATTCCCATATTGATCGGATGCCGGTCCCTCAGATGCTCCGGACCTATGTTCAGTGGAATAGGGATCGTCGGACGGCATTCGTTGGTATCGAAGCAAACGCATGGCAAGACCTACTAGCCGAGCCCTACCGAGAGCTTTGCCAGGAAATGGAGTACAACGCAGACCCGCCGAATCTCGTCAACCAGACGGTCAACAAGAACGTCAGGATCGAAAGGCTTGGGAAGTGGTTCAGCGATCGCCGGTTCCGATTCAAGCGGACGGCATCGAACGAGAAGCTGATCGAACAGTGCAAGGCGTTTCCCTACGGGGACCATGACGACGGGCCGGATTCGTTCGAGGCTTGCTTGGCGATGCTTTGCCGATCGGTGGATGCCTTGCATGGTTTGCACGAAGTTACCGAGACCGAGGTTTAATTCCTTCGGTCGGTGGCGTTAGATGGGTAGCGGTTCTTTCGAGGTCGAAAGCAAAAAGTACGGAGGGTGAATTGTGAAACTGAATGAAACAAATGAGCAGCGAGCCTTGGATTCCAAGAAGATCAGAGAGGCATACTTAGAGGCAGAAAAAGCAGTTGCAAAGGTTGGTACATTGCTGCGGACAACATACGCCGGACAATTTCTTTGGTCGAACAGGCATAGGACTGCGATAAGCGGAATTAAGGCGACTTTGAGTATCATGCGATCGGACGTTCCGGACTATCGAAGTTAAGGAAATCGTATCGGTGGCGTTAGATGGTTGGTAGTTGTATCGACGTCAAAAAAGCGAGGCGAAAGATGGCTAGTATACCTGGGTTGGAACACTTGGAAAAAGATGGCTGGGAGATCGTCGGGTTCGACTATGTCAGCCAGGATGAATATTGCGTAGGCGAGGGAGGTCGAGTCGAGCGTTGGATTTGCAAATACGCATCCCCAACCAAGCGGCTGATCATTCGCAAAGTTCAGCACCCCAAGCCTGCCAAGCAGAGCTGGACTCCGAAGATTGGCGATGTGGTTTGGGTGCGAGCTAAGGTCTGGGATCGCTCAAGGCATCCAGATCGCCTAATGCTAGAGGTCGGCAACGGCGAAATTATCGCGGGTGAGAGCGATTGCAAACCTTACGCTGAACCCGACTTGAAGCAAGCAATCCGCGAGGTCATGCTGTCGAAAGAGCTATTGGAACCGCTGACGGCTGCGTTTTCTGCAATTTCAGTCCAAGCGATCGCCAAAGCGGTGGCCGATGAACTGCGGGGCAGTTGGGCAAAACGTCTGACAGAGCCAGCGAAACGCCAAACCCTAGACGATAGCTTAGTCGGTGTTTGGGTTCCTCCCGCGAATGCAGAGGCACCCTGGACCCCGAAGGTTGGCGATTGGGTCAAGGTCACAAAGCCGGTCGACTGCGCGCCGGCTCATAAAATCTGGTGGGTCCAGGATATGGACCAATTCGACGGAAAGGTGATGCAAGTTACGAGCGTTTGGGCGCAGATTTCTTCGGCAAAACTAGACGACCAAGTTGCTTGGGATTTTGACTTCGCTTGGCTTGCACCAGCAGAAGATCCGAGGGGTCAACCAGCACCGAAGCACCGCACTCCTACGGCTGAGGACTTGAAGAACGGACCGATCGATTGCGAAGTGCGAATGTTGAACAGCGAGGCGTGGATTTGGCGAATACTTTGCGGTATCGTCGATGAATCAGAACGACCGTTCCGAACGCTTAACGGGCGACTGCAAGACTCAAAAGGAAAATGGCCTCAATGCCGAATCGAGGTCAAATAGTGGATCGCCGGATAGTCCGCGAGAAGCTGGCAGAGCTGGAACTGGTCGCAGGCTGCGAGGTAACAAACGCTGGCCTCGACGAGCTGGAACGCTGGTTCGATCGCGGGTACAACACCGCTTTGCCCGAGTCCAAGTGGTCGAAGCTGCCAGTGCGGACCAGCCAGGAACGGGCGTTTCTACTTGGCAACTTGACGCGCCGGATTGAGATGCGAAAGACCCTCTGTGTTGGTCGCTCGCTGATAAAAAAGTGACGTTGTTTTTCTTTGCGCGATTCTTCGTAGTTTTGGAAACGTTTCCAAAGCTCCTGTCGGGCGGTCAATGAAAACACTGGAAAACTGAAAAACGGTTTTCCAAAAGTCGATCGGTGGCGTTAGAGGTTCGGAGGGTTTTTCTCATGGCAAAATTCGATTGGAAGCAAATCTCGCGTGGCGTTCACCGGGCTTGCGAATGGACGTTTGAGGTAGTGGCCGGTCGGTTCTTTCTGAGCGGTCCGAGCTGGTACGTTCCAAGCCAAGTCGGTGGCTTTGCGTCCTTCGTTGATGTCGAAGAGGAAATCCTGGAAGAGATTCGAGAGCGCCGTGCGGTGCTCCGTGAGTTGATGGGTCAAGAGCACCAAGCATGGTGCAGGGGATTTGAGCGAGTATGAGCACGGAACTAAAGCCAGTTGAGCCGGATGGAAAGCTGCTGCAAGCGGCCTTTTGCGAGGAAGCTTTTGAAAAGCTGTCTGCACAAGTTGCAGAGCTGGACGCAACGACCGAAGAAGGGTACGAGAAGACCAAGAACGGTATCCGATGGTGCGTGAAAGCAAGATCGGCAGTGACGGCACTCAAAGAGGAGAAGAACCAAGCAGCACTAGCCCACCAGCGAGCCGTCAACGCCGATGAAAAGAAACTGATCGCGTTGATCAAGACGGTCGAGGATCCTCTGAGAGCCAAGAAGCAAGCCGTCGATGACGAAGTGGAACGCAAACGGAATGAGCTCGAAGCCAAGCACGAAGCCTGGATCGTCGGTCGGCAAGATCACTTTTTCGCCGAGACCGGGAATCTGCTACCGAGGGCCCTGGCCGAAGAGCTTAGCGAACCAGACTACGAGGCTATGGTCGCGGCTGGCCGAGAGGCAAAACGAAAGGCTGCATTGGAGGCCGCAAGGATCGCTCAGCAAGAGGCCGAAGAACGGGAAGCATTCCGACAGGCACAAGCGAAGCTCGCAGAAGAGAAGGCCGAATTTGAACGCCAGCAAGCAGAACTGAAAGCTGCCCAGGAACTACTTGCACGCCTGCAAGCAGAACAGGCCGAGCGAGAGCGCGAAGCGGAACGAAAGATCGAGCTCCAACGGCAGCAAGAAGAACGCGATGCGGAACGCGAAAAGCTGAAAGCCGAAAGCGACCCTGTGCAACCAGTAGCCGAGGCGATGGCAAGCTTCCTTGAATTCCCATACCCTGGGATGCCAGAGGCTGAGGCCGATGAGGACTTGAAGGGCGAATCTCAGGATGCGTTGGTCATAGTCTCCGGCGATGTCGATGAAGACGAAATGGTCCGAAAGCTGATCGCACCGATTCACTCGGAGGTCATGGTGCGGCTGGTCAGGATGCAAAACGAGGCGAAAGCCCTTGAAGCGATGTTCGATGACTTTGAAAGTTATCTGATGGAATACGAAAGCATGGCTGCGGATATCCGGCTGGCCGTCGAAGCCTTGCAAGAAGAGATGGACAAGTACGAGCCAAAATAATGGACGATGACATTCTTGAACTGCTTAACAAGATCGCCGATCGTTGCCTGTATGCTGCGGTCGGTTGTCTCGTTGGGCTAGCTGCGCTTGGCTTGTTTTTGATTTGGGATATCGCTAGGCAGCTTTTCTTCTAGCGTTTCGG